GAACACTTTTTTCCAAGGATAACTGCTCTAACTGTGACATTATTAAAAATGTCTTCAAAGTACAAGGATTACAATTTAAAATAGAAAAGGTGAAGAATTTGTATGAAGTTGATAAATATTGTAAAAATATAGGTCATGAATTCGAGTTCGATGACATTACTGTGTTTCCATGCATGCTATATGAAAACAAGTTGCTAAGCTTCGATGATATCAAAAATACTTTAGTGGAACCAATTTTGTATCCACACGAAGATAGATATACATTGTTTCCTATTAAACATGATAACATTTATCAAAAGCTAAAGCAATCAAGGGCATCTTTTTGGAATCCAGAAGAAATTGATTTCTCTAAGGATTATTCTGATTGGAAGACATTAGATGATAACACGAAACAATTCATTAAGTACGTGTTGGCATTTTTTGCGGCGGCAGATGGATTTGTATTGGAAAATCTTGGATTAAGGTTTCAAAATGAGGTACAAATTCCAGAGGCCACACATTGTTACGCGGTTCAAAGTGCAATCGAAGCCATACATAGCGAAACATACAGTTTACTCATAGATACTTACGTTAAAGATCCAATTGAAAAAAACAATTTGTTCCAAGGTGTACAGACCATTTTATCGATAGGACAGAAAAGTCAATGGGTGACCACATGGATAAACAGCGATAAATCATTTGCAGAGCGTCTCATCGCTTTTGCATGTGTAGAGGGTATTATGTTTTCTGGTAGCTTTTGTGCTATTTTTTACTTGAAACATAAGGGCTTAATGCCAGGCTTGGCATTTGCTAATGAATTGATATCTAGAGATGAGGGGCTTCATACTGAACACGGAATTGAGCTATTTCATTTATTGAAATTTAAGCCATCAGAGCAAACCGTTCATGACATAGTGAGGGGGGCTGTGGATCACGAAAAGAAATTCATCATAGAAAGTTTACAATCTAGACTTATTGGTATGAATGATGAATTGATGCAACAATATATTGAATTTGTTGCTGATAGACTTCTCACGCAACTCGGATATTCTAAGCTGTTTGACGTGACAAATCCATTCGATTGGATGGAGAAAATTAGTCTCAATGGTAAGACCAATTTCTTTGAAAAACGGGTTGGTGAGTATCAAAAATCAGGGGTGATGACTCAAAACAATAAGGTTTTTGAGATGGATGATGATTTCTAAAGAAGTTTTACTTTGGGTTTTGGCTTGGTGCCTGATTTTTTCACATTAAGTGTTATTGAATTCTTTTTCCGTAAAACCTTATTTGGATCTGCTGTTGATATTTCAGTATCGTCATACTTTGGATTATATTTCTTTTTATGAAGAGCCCAGAATTTTTGAGCTCCTACCCGAAATGTTCCAGAAGGTCTAATTTTAGCTTTATACCAAAAAACAACGTCTTCTATTTTATTGCTTTTACTCGTGTTATCTAAAACTAAACATTCAAAGTTTTCAGTACACGAATTTAACACTTGAGAAAACATCTCATAATTTGGGAAGATCCCAAAAAAGTGCTTGAATATCTTTTCCCTGTTTTGGATGATATTTTCCCGGAGGATGAATACATAATCGACGTTAGCTCTTAAATCTGGACTTAAATCCATACAATACTGCATAGTGAGCATGAAAAATATATTCCAGTGACGACCATTCATAAAAACAGCCCGAGTCCCCTTATCTCTAACAAGCCTTTTATCATACATGCAATCATCGAGAAGGATGAACGCATTAGAATTTGGTAAACCTTTCTTTACAAGGCCTTTTTGCCTATTTATAACCTTGTCGACTATTTCTGGATTATACTCATTATATATGAATAAATCGGGAACAAACTGTTGGTAATAACTATTTCCTTCTTCCGTCCCCGACATAACTATTCCAACTGGAAGGTGCTTTTTATGATATAAGATGTCCGTCACAAGCGTCGTTTTTCCTGTACCACGCTTTCCGATGAAAACAAGAACCCTGTTATCGCCTATAGTTGTGGGATCAAATTTTTTGATGTTAATATTCATCGCTATGATCAAAGAACATTTATTTTAGCATAATTAAACGATCTTGTTTGGGTTTTTCTGAAATTTTTTTCTTTCCTTATATTACATACAAAATGGGTGGAGGTTTAATGCAACTCGTAGCACATGGTGCCCAAGATACCTACCTTACTGGTGAACCAGAAATTACTTTCTTCAAAGCGGTCTACCGCCAACACACCAACTTCGCTGTTGAATCTATCGACCAAGTTTTCAACGGCACAACCGGCTTTGGTCGCAAAGCCACCGTCACCGTCAGCCGCAACGGTGACCTTATTTCCAACACTTACCTCGAAGTTGACCTTCCCGCTTTACCCACTGGCTGGTCGTGGAACAACAACATTGGACATACCCTCATCGAAGAAGTTGAACTCGAAATTGGTGGTCAACGTATCGACCGTCACTACGGTCAATGGATGGACATCTGGTCCGAACTTTCCATGCCCGAAGAAAAGAAAGCCATGTTCGATGCCGATATGTTAATGAAATCACAAGGTGTTCCTGGTTACGGTGTCGATCTTGATCCTAAAAAGTTATACATCCCCCTTCAATTTTTCTTCAACAGAGTTCAAGGTCTTGCCCTTCCTCTTATTGCCCTTCAATACCACGAAGTCAAACTCAACTTCACCTTCGCTCCTCTTAAATCCCTCATTTCCAACGCTGCTGACCCCAACGCCAACCTTCCTTCTTTAGAACCAACCATCCGCCTTTACATCGACTACATTTACCTCGATACCGAAGAACGCAAACGTTTTGCTCAATCTCAACACGAACTCCTCATCGAACAACTCCAATTCCACGGTGATGAAACTCCTCTCGTCAACGGCAGCTACAGGCTTAACTTTAACCACCCCGTTAAAGAGCTTGTATGGGTTGTCTCTCAACCCACAGCTACCGACAAATTTAACGTTGACATTGCTGGTGAAGAATCTGTCACCGATGCCCTCCTTCAACTCAACGGTCACGACCGATTCGACAAACGCGATGGTTCTTATTTCCGCCTCGTACAACCTTTCCAACACCACACTCGCATCCCCCAAAGACACATCTACTGCTATTCTTTCGCCCTCAAACCCGAAGATCATCAACCCTCCGGTACCTGCAACTTCTCCCGCATCGACAACGCCACCCTCAAACTTACCCTTCCCCAAGGAGTTGTCGACAAATCCGATGCCAAAGTTAAAATCTTCGCCACTTCCGTCAACGTCCTTCGTATCCTATCTGGTATGGGTGGATTAGCGTATTCGAATTAAGATGATTAACAACCCATTTAAAGTTTTAAACATTATATTTATTACATCATGAATAAATTGGAATTGTATAGTTACTACGGTTCTAAACAACGACATTTGTATTTCAACAAAAATGCAAATGTTCTTGTATATATTACAACAAAAAATGAAAAGATTATTGTAGATGCTCAATATGAAGAGATCATGAAAAAATTCACATGGTATGTATCTAGAAATGGTTATGCAACTAGAAATATAACGTTGGAAACAGGAGTGCGTAAACAAGAATATCTCCATTCTGTCATAATGAAAGATGTTGATAAAACAGATGTGAAACAAACATCTATTGACCACATCAATAGAATAAAAACAGATAATAGATTGCGTAACCTCAGATGGGCGACTCAATCAGAACAAAACATAAATACAGATAAACGCAAACGCAAAACTAGCGCGAGAGAATTACCAGATGAAATCAAAGATGTCATTTTACCAAAATATGTAGTATATTATTACGATAAAACAACTGAACAACACTTTTTTACCATAGAGAAACATCCAGCTCTTGGAAACAAAAGACCAAAGACTACTAAAAGCAAAAAAGTTGATTTGCTATCTAAGCTCGAAGAAGCGAAAGGTATGTTGAAAGAACTAGATTCGCAAATGCCAGATGATATCAAGAATTTGGATAAATTGAGACAAGAACGTCTCGAAGAATATGATGAGATCATGAAACTAGTTCCAAATGAGCATGATGGGTTATAAAATTGATTTCCTCTCTTCTTTAGTTCTTAACATATTCACGATGATTATGAAACCAACGGTCGATATTAAAGCAGTTTCTATATCTTGTGTACCAGTGTACGCTATCAAAAAAACGAAGAATACTTTAAATAGTACATTTTCGAACATTTCTTTTATTATTATCGGTTGTTCTACTATTGAATTGTCTGCTATTAAAAGTTGAGACAACATCAGAAATGCTATCGTAATTGGTACGTCATGCGTATATCTTTCTATTTTATTGGAAAACGGGAT